CGGATGCCAATGCTTGCACATCTTCAAGAATGCCAACACCTGCATCCAACAAGCCGCCTTGACCCAGCACAGTGGCTTGGCTACCTTCACGTGCCAATGAACTTCTAATTTGATCGTAATGGTCAGGATCGCCGAATCCGACAACATTGGTGTCAGGACGGCTTGCGCCAATTGCACCAGAATAATATTTTACAGTTTCGTAACGTATTGTAACAGTATGTGTCATTGTGCCGGTGCCTTGTGCATAATCATATGTGTCATGGCGCCAGTCTGTGATCATTGGATTGATCAACACATAAGCAGAAAACTTGTGTTGGTTCAATCCGTAAATTTTAATGTCTTTGAAGAAAGCTGGCTTACCTGTGCCGGTGAATGTGCCGTCGCTGTACGACTCTCCTGCGAAACCCCAATCGTTTACAACACGAGTAGTGCTGTAAGTGTCGCTGGTATTGTAACTGAATCCAGTTTGAGTTGTTTGTAGGTTTCCGCTGGTGCCGTTGGTGTTGGGCACGTCTTCGTATTGGTTAACAGGATCTTTGTAATAGTAATTGAAGTAATTGTACCACAAGTTGCGAATTAAATCGCCGCCGTCATCGTTAAACGTTATTTGCACAGGCTGATAGTTGATTTTGGTCTGTACTAGACGTTTACGATTATATTGGTTTAAAGTTTCAACTTCAAGTTGATAACTGGGAAGATCAATTGTTTTAACTGACAAGCCCATACTGGCAACATCTCCGTTGCCCATCATTTGTTTTACACCTGGTATGTCTTGATTTAAATTAAAGTAAGTGTGAAAAAGGAACTTGAGTTTAGGAGCAAGTTCGTAGCCGTTCGTGCGAAAGGTTTTACTGGCGTGGGTATAATCTCTTAACCCGTTGTCACCAATAAAACCTTTAAGAAAGTCTTGTCCAAAACTCATTAGAGTCCTGTAGTTACGCCAGTAGCAACGTCTCCTGCTCTACCAACCAATGTACCTGCTGTACCAACGCCGCCGCCGGTGATTTGGTTGGCATTGTCAAAAGTAATGGTCATTGCAACAGTCATTGCTTCGCTTGACCCATAATTGGCATCACCATAATCCACTGATTTCAAATAGCAACCATACAATTCCCATGATTCAAGAACAATTGGTTCCACAGCACCGTTGCCACCGTCCAGCACTTCAAACTTGGTAATAAACTTGTAGTCAATACCGGCACTGGCACTGGCCATTTCCATAAAGTCCAATTGCTTTTGCAGTTGTTCACCAACTAGTTTTTGTACATTTGCACCAGCATCGTCNCGCANGTTNCAAGTGACGTCGGCCCANGTATGCTTGCCGGCCATTTTGATTGTTGAGTTGTAAATTGGAATATCAATTTGTGCAAAGTCAACTGAAGGACGNNTAAAGTCNATCACTTGCTTGGTTAATTCTGTCACAGGTGCAGCATTGTTTGCGGCTCCAAAGTTTTCAAATAACACTCTAAAGCGATATTTGAGTTTGGGCATTAATACGCCCTGTGTTGAAGCGCTTTGGTCACTGGCCAAAGGAACTGTCATTCTACTTAGTGATGATACGGCCATTTGTTGTTCTCCTATATACTGTTATTTATGGTAATCGAGTCTGGTGAAAAAGGAGTGTTGCCACTCCCTTTTCCTTACCCAGCAGCAATCTCTCCTGTGTTCTTGATGCGAACTGGAATGTAGACAAATTCAACTGCCTTAACTGGCTCAATGGCAATATCGACATACAATTCATTGCGATCAATACGAGCTGGTGTGTTGTTTGTCAAGTCACACACAACCAAGTAATCGTACAGCGCACGTTTGGCAACCAAGTCAATCATCAAACCGTCGATGGCATTCTTGATCTGATTGCGAGTGATCTGATCATTTGGTTCAAACAAGTATTGCTTACCAACTACATCTAGTCGTCCACGGATAAACGCAACCAATCGTGCCACGTTGATGCGATCCAATGCACTACTAGTGGTTGTACTTGTCTTGTTACCAAAGTTGGTGATACCAACTCCAGGAATGAATGTGATTGGGTTGATTGAATTTTCATACAACACATCACGCAGTCCTTGACGCACACCCAATGGTTCAAATTCACCAGTGGTTGCATTGATATATCCAATTTGCAACGCATTGTCAACAACACCGCGACGGGTTCCTGCTGGCGCAAACCACGGGAACGATACTTCGTCACTGCGGATGATTGTTCTAATCATCATATGACTTGGTGCTGTTACTACAGAACTACCACTTAGATCAGTTGTTTGGCAACTTGGGTAGAATGTGCCCATGTAAGTGTCGGCAGCAATTAAGCCGTCGCTGGTGTCTAAACCTAGTCCATTGTTGTTGCTGGCCCATGTCAACACGTCCTGTGGGTTCAATCGCAGCGGAGTATCACCAATAACAAATGCTGTGTTGTTGCGTTCGTTGTTGAGTGCAATCATGTTGGGTGTCAATTCAGGATATGCAGGTGTTGCTATCAAGTTGAACTGTCGCTGTTCTTCGCGGATATCAGTGTTGGTATCAATGCCAGCCTTCATAGCCGCAACAATCAACGCACGTTGTGCCTGGCGACCCATGTAGGCAGCACCATTGGTTTTTAGACCACTAGCAGTTACCCATGCATTGGTTTCTGTTGGCAACGTATCGTCTGGGAATGTGTCAGCGTTAAAGTAATTTACTTGGTAACTCTTGACGTTGAATCCTGAACGACGTGTGTTGAACAACAACATACCTTGTGGATATAATGTAGGTACAGGTGCATCCAAGTCTAAATAATCGCTTGTTAACAAACTAGTAATTGTTGGGAAATCGCCTGTAATTGGATCGGTAGTGCCGTTTGATGCCCAACGAGCATCAGCAAATAATACACCACTTTGTGTGGTTTGATCAGCATTGTCAACCACTACCCATTGATCAACTCCGCTTACACTTTCCCAACGACTTAGCACTGGATAGTTTTCTAAATCGCTTGTGTCAATCCACAAATCGCCATACACCAATGGAGACTCAGATTCGTCAGTTTGTGTAGTTGGTGCACTAGCACTGATAATAGGACCGGTAGCGTTGGTATTGCTCAAATCGTAACCACGAACATCGTTTGTCACGTTCTGATAACCTTGCCATGTACCGTTGTCCTGAATCATGATGTCAACTTGATCAGCAGCACTGTAGTACCATAATGTACCGTCTAATGGATCTTGATCTGGAGCATCATTGCTTGCAGTATATGTAAATGTTGGAGTAGTGACCCAGTTACTCAATACTAACCCGGTTGCAACACCAGCAGCATACAATGTCGATACGCCACGCACGCTTGTATTGAACCCAGCAGCAGTAACAGGTGTTCCGAGAACGTTAGTTAATTGAATGTCGCCGCCAACTGAATGTGTAAACACAATTGCGCCTGCACTGTTGGTTGTAGCACTAACGTAAGGAATGTTGGCAGCACTAACTGCGGCAATAAAGTCAGCTGTTGTGGTTCCAAGCAATTCAGCAGTAGCAGTTGTTAATGCTGCTGTACCAGGTTGTGTAGCACTTATTGTGAATGTATTACCAGATACAAACGGTCCGGGGGTGTCGTCGTCGCCAGTAATTTCTGTTGCACCGGTTGCAAATCGTTCAAAAATAGTAATGCCGCTTGTGGTATTATTTAAAGTGTCAACAAGACCGTATGTAGCTCCAGAAGCAATACTGGTTCCGCCACCACTTGGATCAAGGGCATAAATTGCGGCTGCGGTTGATGTATACAATGGGCTAGCCTGTTGTACAAACAATCCCAATGTGGCATTGTATTTTTTAACTGACAATGCAGCACCAGAATTAACTGCTGAAATCTTTTGCCATACACTTCCGGTTGGATGCGGTTGAGTTTGTGTAGAACCCCAACGTGGAGCACTATAACTTGGTGCTGGCAAATAAGCAGGAGCATAGTACTCGTCGGCAGTGATACCCAATGTTGTCAACGGTGTGCCTGTTCCGGCAGCTACAGAAACAATGCCGCCATTGCCTGTGCTGCCATCATTGGTAGCAGTACTATCAGCATACATGTATAGTTTGCCGCCGATTGTGGCAGCATATACACCAGTAATTGCTGCTGTGTTGATTGCATCAGCAACACCGTCAACTGTGTTGTTGGGGCTGACAGGAACTGTAATTAATGTATCGTTTACAGTGAATGTATTTCCTGCTGTTAACGATACCGGAGCCAATGTGCCTGCAACTGTGGGCCACGCAGTTTTCCAGTCGTCACTACCAACCAATACCCATGTATTGTACAGGTCTGACAATGCTGTTTCGCTTGTTTGTGCAGAAGTTGGTCCACCGCGCTTGTAATAGCCTGGGTTAAATGTACTGGTTGCTGTGATGGCATAGTCGCCAATACTGCCAACTGTTTGTAAAGGAACGCTAGTGCCAACTTCTAATTGTGTTGTGCTTGTGATCACAATTGGTGCTTTGACTGTAAAAGCACCAGTAGTCTGGTTCCACTCAAAAATACCCCATTGCGAGTTGGTGGTGTCTAACCAGTATGTGTTGTTGTTTGGCGAGCCTGTTGGGCGTGTTAACGTAGCTGTCAGCTGTGTTAAGTCAATGTCAACACGCTGTACATACACACGGTTACTTGCACCCAATGCAGAGTAAGCAGCTAGTAAACCGTATTCATTTAATTCGTAACCGTTGATTGGGGTACCAGCAGTTGTTTTATAGAAGAACGGATTACCGTATGTGGCAGCTAAGTCACGTTGACTTGTAATCAAATATACTTTGTTAGCATTTGCAGCCAATGTTCCCGGTGCTACGCCTGTGCCTGCTGCACTGGCTTTGTTTTGGGCTGTTGACAACAAAATATATGGTACTGAATTGGTAGCAGCAGGAATGTATTGACTCTCGTCGACAATCGTTACTTCTACGCCTGGTGATGTTAATGCCATGGTCTGGTCCTTTTCCTAGTTGCTAATATTTAGCACCTAATCAGAAAAACCGTTGTTATGCTTCCCTTTGGCAAAGGTTTTTGTACTAAATATACCATGGAAAGACCAATTTGTACTGCTTGCAATCAACGACCGTGTGCTGTCAACTATTACCGAGACGACATAGCACACTACAGAACACGATGTGATCCTTGTGTCAAGAAAAAACGTCGTATAAAGCCAGCAGTGGCTCGATGGCAAGCAGCCGGCTATAAGAAAAAAGCCACATGTGACAGATGTGGCTTTAAATCAAAGTATGCGGCTCAGTTACTGGTGTACCATTTAAACGGCAACTTACACAATTCAAACATAAACAATTTAAGCACTGTATGTTTAAATTGCACTGTTGAAATCAAAAAGTCTGATTTACCATGGCAGCCCGGGGACTTGTTACCAGACTTGTGACTTGGTTATACAAATCGTCAAGTGTGCCATTGTTGTCCAACACTGCATCAAACTCGGTGTTTATCCAGGAGTATTCACTGGCATGGATATTGGATGAATCTAAATGCCGTTTGCCCAATGCAAATCTTGGATTACGATTACCTGCCATGTAATTTTTAGCATGTTCTAACCAGCTGGGTTCTGGGCCACGCACTACACGCACTACAATTCCGCCTTGTGACTTAATTGCTTTAATCTCATTTGGGAAACGACAGTCACTGACAACAACTTTATCTTGGCTATTACGTAGTTTATTTTCTAACGATGCAATCCATATATCGTCATGGAATCCTCGTCGGCAAACTTCTGTGCCCCATAGTTGTAGCATTAGTCTAGGAGTTAAATTGGGCATGTTTAAACGTTCAGCCCACCAAGGATCTACTTGTTCGCGCCATTCTCTTGCTTTGGCTGTACGGCCTTCTAGCATATCCCTGGGCCACCCAAATACTTGTGCTACTGCATCTTTGAGATTGCCGGCAAACGATTCATGTGTAAAATTATAATTGTTGGTTAAAAAATCAGCAACAGTATCTTTGCCGCTGCCAATAAAACCGCATACGCCGACGATCATGAAAGTTCCTTTACGT